GGTCTTGCGGGGAGCGCGGTCGGACAGGCGCCGCGCATGACCGCGGCGGAAGGGCGGGCGCTCTATGCCGCCGGCGGCTTTCCGATCAGTGCGGATGGACGCAACCCGACCAATCGCTGCGGCGCGGCCGCAAGCCCGCGCATCACCTTCGTCGACATGAACGCGGACGGGCGCAAGGAAGCGCTCTTCATCGATGCCGGCACATGCTACCGGACCGACGGCCGCTGGTATGCCGTGGCGACGCAGGCCGCCGATGGAAGCTGGCACCGCATCCTGGAAGGCGAGGGCAGCGTGCGCGCCACGGGCACGGCGGTGAATGGCTGGTTCGTGCTGGAGACGACGAGCGGCGGCCAGAGCAGGACATTGATCCAGGACGGGCAGCGCTATGTCGACCGCAGCGCCGCGCAGGCGCCGGTTGCGGCGCCCGCGGCCGGGGCAGCCGAAGCGCCGCCGCCCGCCGCCGCCCTCGCGCCCGGGGCGGATGCCCAGCGCGATGCCGCGATCTTCCGCGCGGCCGGCTTCACCCGGCAACGCGCGGGATGGGAAAGCGGCAATTGCCCGACCCCGCACGAAATCTCCTATACGCCCGGCACGATCGAGAAGATGGAGGACATCAATGGCGATGGCCGGCCGGAGGCGATCGTCACCGAGGGCGGTGCCATGTGCTACGGGATGACGGGCCAGTCCTTCTGGCTGCTGAGCCAGCAGGCGGACGGCGGCTGGAAGGTCATGGCGAACGACATCGGCATCCCCAATTTCCTGACGACGAAGGGCGCGGGGAACTTTCCCGATATCGAGATCGGCAAACCGGGCTTCTGCTTCCTGGTCGTGCGCTGGAACGGCTCGGACTATGTGGACAACCGCTTCGAATATGAAGGGCGGCGCTGCACGCCCAATCGTTGACGAGCGGGCTGGCCAGCGGCTGGCGCATGCTATAGGCGGCCGCGCATGACCGCGTTCAAATCCGGCGATCCGACGACGCTCAACCGACTTTATGGCCGCCAATCCGGCCACAAACTGCGCATTGGCCAGCAGGTGCTGGTCGATGAGCTGCTGCCCGCGATCAGTGTTCCCGAGGACGGGCCGGTCAGCGCACAGACGCTGTTTGGCGATACCCGGCCGCTGCATTTCGAGATCGGCTTCGGCTCGGGCGAGCATCTCGCCTATCGGGCCGACCTGCTGCCGGACCACGGCTTCATCGGGTGCGAGCCTTTCCTCAACGGTGTCGTGGGCGCGCTCGGCCATGTGCGCGACCAGCGGCTGGCCAATGTGCGGCTGCATATGGGCAATGCGCTGGACGTGCTGGCGCGCGTGCCCGATGGCGCCCTGAGCTTCGTCTATCTGCTCCACCCCGATCCCTGGCCCAAGGCGCGGCACGCCAAGCGGCGGATGATGAACAAGGGGCCGCTGGACCTGATCGCGCGCAAGCTGCGGCCCGGCGGGGAGTTCCGCTTCGGCACCGATCATCCGGTCTATCTGCGCTGGGCGCTGATGCAGATGCGCGAGCGCGCGGACTTCGAATGGCTCGCCGGCAAGGCGGCGGATTTCCTCGTGCGGCCAGGCGGCTGGCCCGAGACGCGCTATGAGGCAAAGGCCCGGCAGAAGGGCCATGAGGTCTGGTACTTCCGCTATCGAAGAACCCATTTGGAACATTTATCTTGACAGCGTAATGCTCTTGGGTTAGAGAAGGGCAAGCTCGCAAATCGAGTCGGCGGCACGGATCGGTCCGCCGCCGAGCGGACGGATCAGGACAGATGTGCAAAGAGGAAACCCGCCCGGCATGTGGCGCGGAGGCAGCTTTGCGTCCGGCGCGGCGGCCGCGGTGGACCAGAACGCTCAAGGCGGCCTTTCTGGTGGAACTTCGGCATTGTTGCAACGTGGCGGTGGCGAGCGCGCGGATCGGTGTGGATGCCGGCGCGGTGCATGCGCTGCGGCGGCGTGACGCCGATTTCGACGCGGCGTGGCACGCGGCGATCGCGGATGGTTATGCCGAACTGGAATGGCGCCTGCTCGCGACCGCACTGGACGGCGTCACGCGAACCGAAACGGTTCGTGATGCGAAAGCCGATGTCGTGACGCAGGTCAAGACGGTGCATAGCCATGACGTGACCATCGGCCTGCGCCTGCTGCTGGCCCACCGCGCCGAGGCGGCGGCAGCGAAGGCGAACGACGCGGACCGGGCAGCCGAGGCGGCACGGGACGCGGATGCCGCGCTCGGGCAGCAACTGCGCATGAAGATGGACGAAATCCGCCAGCGGCTCGTCGGCCCCATGAAGGTCGCCGGGGTTGTTCGCGACGATGGGAAGCGGGACGAGCGATGACGGCGCAATGGCCCATGAACGCAGACGCAGACACAGACACAGGCACCGCCGGCGATGCCGGTCTTTCGGATTATGAACTGGTCGCCGCGCAAACGGAGAGCCTGCGCGAGGCGCTCATCGCGGAGCTTGGCGAGGACGCGGTCGACTGGCTGCGCCGGAACTGGCGCGGGCGGGCGCGACCAGCGCAGTTGCCGCCGCCGGACGACTGGTTCGTCTGGCTGATCCTGGCCGGTCGCGGCTTCGGCAAGACACGGGCTGGCGCGGAATGGGTCCGCGCGATCGGGGAAGCGGACGGCGCCGCGCGGATCGCGCTGGTCGGCGCGACGCTGCAGGAAGCGCGGGCGGTGATGGTGGAAGGCGAAAGCGGCCTGCTGGCGATCGCGCCGCCGGGCCAGCGGCCGCGCTGGCAACCCGCGCGACGCTTGTTGCGCTGGCCGAGCGGGGCGACGGCCATGCTCTACGGCGCGGCCGACCCGGAGACATTGCGCGGACCGCAGCACAGCCATGGCTGGGCCGACGAGATCGCCAAATGGCCGCGCGCGTCGGCCGCGTGGGACAATCTGGTGATGGGGATGCGACTGGGCGCGCGCCCCCGGATCGTGGCGACAACGACGCCGCGGCCCGTCGCCCTGTTGCGGCGTCTGGTGGTCGATCCGGGCGTGGTCGTCACACGCGGCCGCACACGGGACAACCGGGCCGTCCTGCCGCCCGCCTTCCTCGCGGAAATGGCGAGGAGCTATGGCGGCACGCGGCTGGGCGCGCAGGAGCTGGACGGCGCGCTGATGCTCGACCTGGACGGCGCTCTGTGGACGCGAAAGCTGCTCGACGATTGTCGCGCGGCGGGACCGATGCCCGCGCGGCAGGATCTGGGCCGACTTGTGATCGGTGTCGATCCTTCCGCGAGCGAGACCGGGGATGCCTGCGGGATCGTGGTGGCGGGACTGACGGAGGACGGGCTGGCCATGGTGCTGGAGGATGCGACCATTGCCCGCGCCAGTCCGGAAGCCTGGGCACGAGCGGTCGCCAGCGCGGCGTGGCGCTGGCGGGCGGACCGGATCGTGGCGGAGGTGAACAATGGCGGGGCCATGGTCGGCGCCGTGCTGCGCGCGGCCGACATCGCGCTGCCGCTGCGGCTCGTGCATGCCTCCCGCGGCAAGTCGGCACGGGCCGAACCGATCGCCGCCGCTTATGAATCCGGGCGGGTCCGGCACGCGGCCCTGTTCGCGGACCTGGAGGATCAGCTTTGCGGCATGATGGCCAATGGCCGCTATGAAGGGCCGGGCCGCTCGCCGGACCGCGCCGACGCCCTGGTCTGGTGCCTGACCGACCTGTTGCTGGGAGGAATGGGCGCGCCCCGCCTGCGGCGCATATGACGGATGCGAAGCAGGATTTGAGAGAGCGATGATGCGAATCGCTTGCTTTTGGAGCGCGATGGGCGGACCATGTAAAACGGGTTACGCCGGGTGGAGTATTCCCGGATGGACGACATTCTGAACAGGATCGCGGATGCAACGACCCTGCCGCTGCTTTGGCGGCAGATGACGCGCTACTTTGGTCGGAATGGTTTCCAGGCGGTGAGCTACTATTGGGTGCGTGCGACGACGCATTTACCCGCGACGATGCCGCTGCAACACGGTTTTTCCAAGGACGAGATCGATCTTTATCTTTCCTTCGACTTTCAGAGACTTGACATAGTTCCACGCGCCGCGCTCGCGGCGGGCATGCCGATCCGCTGGAGCATGATCTGGCGCAGTTCGGAGCTGACCTCGGAAGAGCGGGCCTTCGTGGAGGCGATGCGCGAGGTCGACTTCTCGGACGGCTTTTCCCTGCCCTGCTACGGGCCGAACGGTCGCAATGCGGTGGTCGGCCTCAGCAAGATGAAGGCGAAGGTGGATATCAGTCCCGGCCATATGAGCTTGCTGCACTTCGCGGCGCAGGCCGCGCATCTGCGCATCTGCGCGATGTTTGCCGACGAAGGCACGCGGGACCGGCAACTCTCCACGCGGGAAAAGGAAATCCTCGACTGGGTGGCGCGGGGCAAGAGCAACACGGTGATCGCCGACATATTGGCCATCTCGCCCGGCACGGTCGATACCTATATGCGGCGGATATATGAGAAACTGGATGTTTCCGACCGCACATCGGCGGCCGTGAAGGGCGTGGGGCTGGGCCTGATCGCGGCCTGACGATCAACCGCCTCCGGGCGATCCGCATATCCGGAAGGCGTGGTTTCGCCGCATCGTCCGCGTGCTGCCCGCGCGCGGGCGCATCTCCAAATCCCTGGAAGGGAGACGTTCATTGACATGGTTTGGACGCAAGGCCGCGACGGCACCGTCGCGCCCGCCGCTGGCGCGCGCCTGGATCGGCTTCGGCCGATGCGGCACGGATCACTGGCCGCAGGATTATGACACGCAACTCCGATCGGCCGTGCTGGCCAATCCCGTGGCGCAACGCGCCGTGCGCCTGGTGAGCGAGGCGGCCGGCAGCGCGGCGCTCATCGCGACGGCGCGCGAGCCGGCGCAGGCCCAGGCGGCGCTGCGGCTGGTGCAGCGCCGATCGGCCGGGCAGAATCTGGTCGAGACGCTGACCGCGCATCTGCTCCTGCACGGCAATGCCTATGTGCAGATCGGCCATGGCCCGACCGGCGAGCCGGCAAATCTCTTTGCCCTGCGGCCGGACCGCGTGACGGTGGAGCAGGACGGGCAGGGCTGGCCGATCGGCTATCGCTACCGGGCGGGCGACCGCCAGATGCTCTATGCCAGCGAGGATGCGGCGGGCCGGACGGCCATCATCCACCTGAAGGCGCTGAACCCGACCGACGACCATTATGGCCTGGGATGCCTGGGCGCGGCGGCCGGCGCGGTCGCGATCCACAATGCGGCGACGCAGTGGAACAAGGCGCTGCTCGACAATGCCGCGCGCCCGTCCGGCGCGCTGGTCTATGACCCCAAGGATGGGAGCCCGCTCTCTTCCGACCAGTTCGACCGGCTGCGCGACGAGCTGGAACATGTCTTCCAGGGCAAGGACAATGCCGGACGCCCGATGCTGCTGGAAGGCGGCCTTTCCTGGCAGGCCATGAGCCTCTCGCCCCATGACATGGACTTCGTGGAGCTGAAAGCCGCCGCGGCGCGCGACATCGCTCTCGCCTTCGGCGTGCCGCCGGTGCTGGCGGGGCTGCCGGGCGACAGCACCTATTCGAACTATCGCGAGGCCAACAAGGCGCTCTGGCGACAGACCGTGCTGCCGCTGGCCGACAAGATCCTCGGCGGGCTGGCGCAGGGCCTGGCGGACGAACTGCCGGACCTGCGCCTGCAGGTCGACCTCAACCAGGTGCCGGCGCTGGTCGAGGAGCGTGGCATGTTGTGGGATCGCATCGCGGCGGCCGACTTCCTCTCCCGCGACGAGAAGCGGGCGATGCTGGGGCTGGAGGCCGAGGCGCAGTGAGCCGCGCGGGTCAGACGCCGGGCGGACTGCGCTTCGCGGGCTATGCGGCGATCTTCGGGCGGGTCGACAATGGCGGCGACGTCATCGCGCCCGGTGCGTTCGCCGCCAGTCTCGCGCGGCGGGCGCGGGATGTGCCGTTGCTCTGGCAGCATCGCCCGGACCGGCCGATCGGCATGATCGAGACGGTGGCGGAGGATGCGCGCGGACTGCGCGTGATCGGCCGGATCGACGAGGCCGCGCCGGACGCGCGCGAGGCGGCGGCGCTGCTACGCGAGGGCCGCATTGACGGGCTCTCCTTCGGCTATCGCGTCGTGACGGCGCAAGGGCAGCAGCCGCGCCGGCTGGACGCGCTCGATCTGGTCGAGGTGAGCATCGTGACGCACCCGATGCAGCCGCTCGCACGCGTGCATGCGGTGCTCTGAAACGGCGCGACGGGACAGTGTTGGCGGGGCCCTGCGGGGTCCCTTTTTTTTGACTGCAGGAGACGTGACTATGCTGGAAGTAAAAGCCGATGTGCTGGAGGAGAGCTTCGACGCGATCCTGCAGGCGGACAGGATCGCGGGCATCGAGGCGCGCATGGACGCGCTCGACGATGTGATGAAGGGGCAACTGGCCCGTGCCGCGCGGCCGCCGCTGGACGGCGCCAAGGGAAGCGCGCTCGACCCCGCCCGTGCGGCGTTCACCGAGCGCTACCTGCGCCGGGGCGTCGAAGCGGGCGTCGAGCTCAAGAGCTTCAGCGGGGCGAGCGGCGGTAGCGGCGGCTATGCCGTGCCGCGCGAGATCGACCAGATGATCGAGACGACGCTCAAGGCCATCTCGCCGATCCGGGCGATCGCCAATGTCGTGCGGACGGGATCGGCGGGCTATCGCAAGCTGGTGACGACGGGCGGGATCGTCTCGGGCTGGGCGTCGGAAACCGGCGCGCGGTCCGAGACGGCGACGCCGACCTTCCAGGAAATCGCGCCGCCGGCGGGCGAGCTCTTCGCCAATCCGTCGGCCAGCCAGGCGATGCTCGACGATGCGCAGTTCGACGTCGAGGGCTGGCTGGCCGAGGAGATCGCGCGCGAATTTGCCAGGGCGGAAGGCGCGGCGTTCGTCAGCGGCAACGGCACCAGCAAGCCCAAGGGCTTCCTGACCTACACGACGACCAGCGAGGCCGACGCGACCCGCGCCTTCGGCACGCTGCAATATGTGGCGTCCGGCGCGGCCGGGGGATTTGCCGCGGCCAATCCCCAGGACCGGCTGATCGATCTCGTCCAGGCGCTGAAGGCACCCTATCGGCAAGGCGCGGCGTTCGTGATGAACGCGGCGACGCTGGCGCGCATCCGCAAGTTCAAGACGAGCGATGGCGCCTTCCTCTGGCAGCCGGCCATGAGCGCGGACAACCCCGCCACGCTGCTGGGCTATCCGGTGATCGAGGCGGAGGACATGCCGGACATCGGCACCGACAGCCTGTCGATCGCCTTCGGCAATTTCGCCCATGGCTATGTGATCGCCGAGCGCAACGAGACGAGCATCCTGCGCGATCCGTTCACCAACAAGCCGTTCGTGCACTTCTACGCGGTGAAGCGGATCGGCGGCGCGGTCGCCAACAGCGAGGCGATCAAGCTGATGAAGTTCGCCGCCGCCTGAGCGGCTTTCCGGGGAACCAACAGGCCCGCGCGGTTTCCGGACCGCGCGGGCCGATCCGCATCGGCTTCATGCGAAAGGCCATTTCATGACTGTGACGACCATCGAGAAGGGTGGGGCGCTCGCCGTGCCGCTTGCCGACCTCAAGGCCTATCTCGCCATCAGCCGCGCCGACGAGGATGCGTTCCTGACCGATCTACTGCGCAGCGCGACCGAGACGGCCGAGCGCTTCCTGGGCCAGATGCTGATCGCGCGCGCGGTCGACGAGATGCTGTTTGCGCGCTGCGACTGGCAGCGGCTCGGCCTGCGGCCGGTGCGCAGCATCACGGCCGTAATCGGCGTTCCGGCGGACGGCCCGGAATTTCCGTTGCCGGTGGAAGATCATGCCATCGATATCGACGCCAACGGGACGGGCTGGCTGCGGGTGATGAACCCGGGATCGGCCGGGCGCATCCGCGTGACCTATCAGGCCGGCATGGCCAGCGACGCGGACGGCGTGCCTGACGGAATCCAGCACGGCATCGTGCGGCTGGCCGGCGATTATCATGCGCGGCGCGAGGAGATCGGCGGGGCGCTGCCGGCATCGCTCGCGGCGCTGTGGCGGCCCTGGCGACTGGTGCGCCTCGCATGAGCGGGGCGCTGGCGATCCGGGCGGCGCTGCATGAGGCGCTCGCCGGGGACGAGGCGCTGCTGGCGCTGGTCAATCAGGTGAGCGACGGCACGCCGGCCAAGGCAAGCGCGCCATGGCTGATGCTGGGCGAGGGCAGCGCGACGGGATGGGGTGCGCGCAACGTGGACGGGCTGGCGCTGCGCCAGCCGATCCGGATCATGCTGCGCGATGACGATTTCAGCCATGCGATGGCAGTGCTTGCAAGGATCGAGACCGAGCTGGCGGGCCTGGACGATGCGGTCGGCGACTGGCGGATCACCAGCTTGCGCCTCGAACGCACGCGCGCGGCGCGCGGGCGGAGCGGATGGCGGATCGATGCCGATTTCGCCGTGCGGGCGGCGCGCATCGTCTGACCGCGCGTGAATTTTCAATCTATCGGGAAGGACGGACCATGGCAGTGGAAAAGGGCAGCGCGTTCCTGCTCAAGATCGGCGACGGAAACATGCCGGCGGCATATGGAACCATCGCGGGGCTGCGCACCACGCAGCTTTCCGTGAATGGCGAGGCGGTGAACGTCACCAGCAAGGATTCGCAGGGCTGGCGGCAATTGCTGCCGGGGGCGGGGGTCCGCTCGGTGAGTGTGTCCGGCGCGGGCATCTTCACCGGATCGGCGGCCGAGATGCGATTGCGCGACCATGCCCTTGCGGGCGCGATCGACGATTATGAACTCAGCTTCGAAAGCGGCGAACGGCTGCGCGGGCGCTTCCTCGTCACGCGGCTGGACTATGCGGGGGACTATAATGGCGAGCGGACCTATACGCTGAGCCTGGAAAGCTCCGGCGCGGTGAGCGCGCTATGAGCGGCGCCAATGCGGCGCGCGGCGAAGCGGCGCTCATGCTGGAGGGGCTCGCGCTGGTGGTGCGGCCGAGCTTTGCCGCGCTGGTGGCCGCGGAAGCGGAGATCGGCTCGCTGCTGGCGCTGGTCGAGCGGGCCGGAGACGGGCGACTGACCCTCGCGGAGATGGCCGCGCTGACGTGGCATTGCGTGGCCGCGCAGCCGGACGGCTGGTCGCGTGAGCATTTTTGCGAGGCGCTGCTGGCTTCGGGTGTGACGAACGTCATGCCCGCCGTCCGCATGATCCTGCGCCAACTCGTGACGGGCGGACAATGAGCTTTGCGGACCTGGCGCGGCAACTGGCCGGGCAGGCCGGGTTGCTGCTCGGCTGGCGACCGGAGGAGTTCTGGCGGGCGACCCCGGAGGAACTGGCGGCCGCGCTGGCGCCGCTCGGCGTGATGGCCGCGCCGCAGGCGGGCGAGATCGACGGCGCGACCATGGCGCGGCTCAAGGAGATGTATCCCGATGGATGAGATGGACGATATGCGCGCGGATTTCGCGGGGCTGACGAGCGAGGTCTCCGCCATGCGCGCGGAACTGGAAGGCCCGCTGGTGGCGAGCGCGGACCGGGCGGGCCGCGCCATCGAGGCGGGTCTGTTGCGAGCGGTCCGCTCCGGCCGGTTCGGCTTCGAGGATCTCGGCAGGGTCGCCATGTCGATCCTCTCGCAGGTCGCGGCGGCGGCCGTACGCAGCGGAATGGGCGCGATCGGCGGCGGTTCCAGTGGCCTGCTCGGCATCGGCACGTCCCTGCTCACCACCGCGCTCGGCCTGCCGGGGCGGGCGACCGGCGGGCCGGTGGCACCGGGCCGGGCCTATCTGGTCGGTGAGCGGGGCCCCGAGGTCTTCCTGCCGACGAGCGCGGGGCAGGTGCTGACTGGTGCTGCGGGGGGACGGGCGCGCGACGTCCAGATCGCGATCACGATCAACGGCCAGGGCGCGGACGCACCGCGCGCGCTGGCGCGAAGCACGCGGCAGGTGGCCCGCGCCGTGCGGAGTGCGCTGGGCGACTAGTGTGGATCGTCACCAACAGGTCCCGAGCGGGGATGCCTGACGTCATCGGGAGGATTTTGCATGTCATATTGGCTCGCCAGCGCGCGGCGCGATCAGGAGAGCGGCGTGGTGAAGCGCTTTTCGCCGCCATATTGGACCGTCAATTTCCCGCGCCCGATGATGGCCTCGGTCGTGACTGTCGGCGCGGATGCGCTGCGGGTCGATGCCATGTTCCACACATCGGGCGATCTGGCGGGGCTGATCTGGGAGAGCGAGGATCAATGGGACCATCCGCTGCTGCGCTATGAGACGCGGCGCGACTATTCCGGCTGCGTGCTCAGCTTCCGGTGGCGCAGCGGGGGCCTGATGCCATTGGACCAGCCGCATGGGCCGACCCTGACCATCGAGGGACGGGACGCCGATGGCGCGCCGCGCGCCTGGTATGTGCGGCTGTGGAACCATGCGACGGGCGATCCGCAGGATGCGCGCATCACGCTGGATTTCGACGCGCTGGTCGGCGGCTATCTGCTGCCGGACGAAGCGGACCCGGTTTACCCCAGGAATATCGACCGTATCTTCATATCGCTCGTGTCCGACGTCTATGACGAAGGCATAACGATCTTCCCCACGGGCGTCGCGGGATGGGCCGAACTGAGCGACCTGCGCTGCGACGGCTCGGGATCGGTGATCCGGATCGGCGACGTGATGGTGCCCGAGCATGGCTATGCCATCGCGAGCGGCTATGACGACGCCTATAACCAGACGCCCGAGCGCATACTGCGCCAGGCGCTGGCGCTCGGCTATCGCGGGGCGATCAATCATTATGTCGGCATGAGCCATTATATGCAGCTCGATCCGATCGGCGGGGGCTATCGGGCGAGCCTCGCAGGCGGTGCGTTGAACGCGCCGTGCCGGCGCTGGCACGAGGATCTGGCGGCGCGCTGCGCCACGCTGGGCTTCGAGCTGATCCTGTCCCTCTCCTTCGAACTGTTCGATGCCTATTGCCCGGCCGACTGGAAACAGCGGGCATGGGACGGCGCGCCGGCGCTGACCGGATGGGCGCCGCCTTCGACACTGCTTTCCCCCGCGCATGCCGGCGCGATCGATTATCTGCAGGCCGTCGCGCGTGCCTTCGCGGCGATCGCGCATGATGCGGGCCTTGCCGTGCGGTTCCAGGTGGGGGAGCCCTGGTGGTGGGTGATGGCGGACGGCCGACCCTGTTTTTACGACGACGCGGCCCGTATCGCGTTCGGCGGATCGCCGCCCGAGATCGCGACGGTGCGCGGGCCGCTCGATGCGGGGCAGATCGCGCTGCTCGATGCGGCGGGCGCGCTGCTGGCGGCGGCGACGACGGCGGTCTGCGACGCGGTGCGCGAGGAGGCCGGCGAGGCGGAACTGCTGCTGCTGGTCTATCTGCCCTCCGTTCTCGATCCGGTCGCGCCGGAGTTGCGCCGCGCGAACGTGCCGATCGGCTGGGCATGGCCGGCGTTCGACCGTCTCCAGATCGAGGATTATGACTGGGTGACGGAGGGCCGCACGGCGCGATCCGCTCAGGCGCGCGCCGAGATCGCCACGCGCCTGGGCTATGACAGCGCCGCCTGGCACTATCTCGCCGGGTTCGTGCCCGCGGAGACCGGGCCGGCCGGGACGCGCACGGCATGGTCCCGGATCGCCTTGGCCGCAGAGGCGGCGCGTGCGCGCGGCCATGCCGCGACCTTCATCTGGGCCTTGCCGCAAGTGGCGCGCGACGGCTTCGTGATTTTCGACCTTGCCGGAGACAGCGACGTGCAGGCATTTGACGACCTTCCCTTTCCGCTCGACATCGGCCAGCGAGCGCAGGTTGCGCCGAGCTTTTCGACGCGGATCATCGAAACCGTTTCCGGCCATGAGCAGCGCAGCACGCAATGGGCCGATGCGCGCCTCTCTTTCGACGCCGGGCCGGGAGTGCGCTCCGAAGCGGACATCGCGACGCTGATCGGCTTCTTCCGGGCGCGGCGGGGGGCAGCGCGGGGCTTCCGCTTCCGCGACCCCTATGACCACGGGTCGGGGAGTTTCGGGGCCGCGCCGGGGCCGTTCGATCAGGTGATCGGGGCGGGCGACGGGCTTGGCGCCAGTTTCGCGCTGCGCAAGGCCTATGGCACCGGCGATGCGATCCAGATCCGCGCGATCACGCGCCCGGTCGCGGGCTCGATCCGGGTGGCGATCGACGGCGTGGAACGGCTGTCCGGCTGGCGGCATCTGGGCGGCGGCGAGATCGCGTTCGACGATCCGCCGGCCGAGGGCGCGGTCGTCAGCGCCGGCTTCCTTTTCGACGTGCCGGTGCGGTTCGCGGAGGACAGGCTGGAGATCGATCGCGAGACGTTCGCGGCCGGTGTCGTGCCGTCGGTGCCGCTGGTGGAGATCAGGGAATGAGCGCGATGACGGCCATTCTGGCCCAGCCGCTGTGCGCCTTTGCCTTCTGCTGGCGGCTGGAGCGGCGCGACGGCGTGACGATCGGCCTGACCAGCCATGACCGCATTCTGGAGATCGACGCTCTGGCCTATCGCCCGGTGCCGGCGATCACGCCCGGCGCGATCCTGCTCGGTGGCGAAGGCGCGCCCGACCTCACCGACATCAGCGGCGGGCTGAGCTGCGCGGCGATCAGCGAGATGGACCTGGATGCGGGGCGCTGGGACGGTGCGCGTCTGGGCCTGTATCTGACCGAATGGACCGACCCCGGCATGCTCTGGCTGGAACTGGCGCAGGGCCGGCTGGGCGGTATCGAGCGGCAGGACGGGCAATATTCGGTGACGCTGCAAGGCGCGGCGACAATGCTGGACAGGCCCGTGGCGCCCGTCACCAGCCCGACATGCCGCGCGCGGCTGGGCGATGAGGCATGCCGCATCGACATGCGCCGCCATGAACGCATCATGCGCGTCGCCGGCGTAACGGGCGAGGCACTGACCTGCACCGGCCTTGCGCCCGGCCGCTATGCGATGGGGTCGGTCCGCTGGCTCGGGGGCGCCAATTGCGGACTGACGCAGGCGATCGTCGATCAGGAAGGTGACAGAGTGTTCCTTGCCGAACCGCCGCCATTCGATGTGATGCCCGGAACGCGCGCGCTGCTGCGCGAGGGATGCGACAAGCGCCTGGAAACCTGCATGTCCCGCTTCACCAATGCGGTGAATTTCCGGGGCGAGCCCTATCTGCCGGGCATGGATCTGCTGACCCGCTATCCGGGAAGCTGAGATGACGGGCCTGGATGAACGCATCGCCACCGAGGCGCTGGCGCTGGTGGGCGTTCCGTTTCGCCTTCACGGCCATGCCGTGGAGACGGGGCTCGATTGCGTCGGCCTCGCGCTGCTGGCGGCGCGGCGGGCGGGGGCTGCCGTGAAGCCGCCGCCGGGCTATCATCTGCGCGGCATGACGGGCGCACGTGCCATGCGGTTTCTGGCTGGTGCCGGGCTCTTATCGGTATCGTCGGCTTTGCCGGGAAACCTGCTGCTGACCCGCACCGGGCCCATGCAGCTCCACATCATGATCCTGACCGCGCAAGGCCTTGTGCATGCCCATGCCGGGCTGCGCCGGGTCGTGCTGATGCCCTGTCCCTCGCCATGGCCCGTGCTCGGCCAATGGCGGTTTTCGTCCGAAGGAAGCGACTAGATTCATGGCGACAATCGTTCTCACTGCCGTCGGCACCGCCATCGGCGGGCCGATCGGCGGCGCTGTCGGCGCGCTGGTCGGCCAGGGCATCGATGCGCAGATCTTCCGGCCCGGCGGTCGGCAAGGCGCGCGGTTGCGAGACCTGCAGGTGCAGACATCACGCTATGGTGCGCCGATCCCGCGCCTCTATGGCCGGCTGCGCGTGGCCGGCACGGTGATCTGGTCCACCGACCTCCAGGAAAGCAGCACGACATCGGGCGGCAAGGGCCAGCCGAGCGTCACGCGCTACAGCTATTCCGCCAGCTTCGCGGTGGCGCTTTCGTCCCGGACCGTCATGGGCGTCGGGCGAATCTGGGCGGATGGCAATCTGTTGCGGGGGAGCGTGGGCGACTTCAAGGCGCCGCTGGGGGCGTTTCGCTTCCATGGCGGCGGCGAGGACCAGCCGGTCGACCCGCTGATCGCGGCGGCGGTCGGCACGGCGCGGGCGCCAGCCCATCGCGGCTGCGCCTATGCGCTGTTCGAGGACCTGCAACTGGCCGATTTCGGCAACCGCATTCCATCGCTGACATTCGAGCTGATCGCCGATGCCGATGGGGTGGAACTGGCCGATATACTGACCGATCTGGCGGGCGATCCCATCATGTTGATGGGGGACGAGGCGCCTCCGCGTCTCGCTGGTTTCGCGGGCGAAGGCGATGATCTGCGGGCGGCGAGCGAGGCGATCGTCTCGGCCTATGGACTGCAATGGCGGGAGCAGGACGGGCAACTGGCCCTGACGGCCGGCGCGCAGACCGGAGCCGTGCTCGACCCGGCCGGGGCCTTGCGCGCGCTCGACGGCGCGAAGGAAGCGCCCTTCCTCAAGCGGCGTGCGCCGATCGAGACGGTGCCGGTCCGCCTCGCGGTCCGCCATCACGACCCCGCGCGCGACTATCAGATCGGCATCCAGACGGCGGAACGGCCGCAGCCGGGGACGGGCACCGTCGAGATCGACTGTCCGGCCGTGCTCGCGGCGGTGGAAGCGCGCCAGCTCGCCGATCGATCGCTGCGGCGTGCCCTGCGACGGCGCATGTCGATCCGATGGTCGGCGGGCTGGTCAGCCCTTGCGCTGGCGATCGGCGATGTCGTCTCGATCGATGGCGAACCGGGCCATTGGCTGGTCGAGGGGCGCGACTGGGAGGATATGGCGGTGCGGCTGACGCTGCGGGCGCACAGTCTCGCGAGCCGGCAGGCCGGGGCGACAGGTGATTCGGGCGCGCCGGTGCTGGAAAGCGATCTTGCCCAGGGCCCGACCCGCCTCGCGATCGTCGAACTGCCGCCCGACGGCGTCTCGCTGGCGACCGCGCCGATCGTGCAGATCGCGGCGACGGGCGAGGATGCGGGCTGGCGCCGCGCCGCCCTGTTCCGCTTCCGCGAAGGCGCCGATGCGGCCGAATCGATCGGCAGGACGGCGCCCCGCGCGGCGATCGGCACGGCGGCGACGATCCTGGCGGATGGTCCGCCATGGCGGCTGGACCGGCGCAATGCCGTGGAGGTGCAGCTCGACAATGGCGGGGACGCGCTGACATCGGTCACCGACAGCCAGCTGTTCGAAGGCGCCAACCTGGCGATGCTGGGCGAGGAAATGCTCCAGTTCGGCCTCGCCGAGCCGATCGGTCCTGCCCGTTATCGCCTGTCCCGACTGATCCGGGGCTGGCATGGCACGGAGTGGGCCGGCGCAAATCACGGCGCGGGCGAACGCTTCGTGCTGATCGATCCGGCGCGCCTTGCGTCGATGCAGGCAACGGCCGGGGATGTCGGCGCGGTGCTGGATGTCCGGGCGGTCGGTTCGGGCGATGCCGTGCCCGCCGCAGCGCAACGGACCCTCGACGGACGTGGCATGGTGCCGCCGTCTCCCGTCCATGGTCGCGTCGATGTGCTGCCCGATGGCGGCCGGACGTTGCGATGGATTCGCCGAAGCCGTCTGGGGTGGGGCTGGGCGGATGGCAGCGACGCGCCGCTCGGTGAAGAGCGCGAGCGCTATCTGCTGAGCGCTGTCGCTGGCGGCATTGTCCTGCGCAGCTGGGAGACGGTCGCGCCGATGGCGCTTTATGCCGCCTCCGACCTTGCCGACGATCTGGCGAGGGCGGGCGCGGCCGCCATCGCCATGGAGGTCCGGCAGCTTGGGACCTTCGGCCCGGGCCGGCCGCTCCTGCTGCCGATCCACTGACCTCATCG